GCTTCCTCAGTGATAGAGAACCCAAGAGCTACTGTCTCGTGAGTATATCTAGCTGTGAAAGTTTCTTGAGCAGAGTCGTACACAATACCAGAACCTTCTGGTTTAACTTGTGCTTGACCGAAACCTGACAACATAACTTCTTCTTCAAAAGCTCTGTCAGATGACTCAGTTGTGTATATTTCAGCATGTTCTTGTTCATACTGTTTATACTCCAGGCCGAATAAAGCATTCAAACCTGGCTCTAGTTCTTTGACTAGTTGATTACGTGATATCGCCATAGTTTATTACTCCTTATTAGATACCTGTTTGAGTGTTAAAGAAGTGTTCGTTGATTACAACTCTCCAAACAACGTTTGCAGATGTTAAATCATCGTTCTCTTCGTCTCTTGACACTCCTACGATTTTTAATTGTTGAGCAGTTGTGTTCAAAGTACTGTCATCTAGAGTTGTTCTAGATATGTAGTTTGGACTTGCTCCAGCTAAATAAGAGATTTCAGCTGTGTTACCAACATCTGTTTGAGCTGATGCACCAGAATTGTTAGATCTAACTTCGTAGACCTGATTTGGATCATCAGTAACAAACGCAACTATATCAGTAGCTGTATTAGAGCCTTGAAGATAGTTTTGGAATGTTGGCTTACTAGTTGTTGCGTCAGTGTAGAACACTCCGTTTAACGAACCTAGGTTGTGAGTAGTAGCTGCTGCTGCAACTGCTGCTGTACCTGTAGCTGCCATAGCAACCATATCTTGGTTGTAGATAGCTGTTGCAGATGCTGCAACTGGGTACTCACCTAGACCGCCAGCGTCGTAATTCTGACCGACTTTTTTTAATGGTTTCAAACCGAAACCAGTCGATGAACTATTAGCCATAGTCTTTTCTCCTTATATGTACCTGCCCCTAAGGGCCTCCAGTACGGTTTATTTGTTTCGCTGGTTTCTAAAAATGTTTAAATCTTCTTAGAGCCACCGAAGGTTACACGAGTATTTCTATCTACATCGATAGGCATACTCTTATGCTGTTCCTTCGCGAGTTCGGCGTCAATTGCAGCTTGTTGTTCTTGAGCTTGTCTTTGATAATACTCAGCTCTTTGCTGCGCGATCTCCTCAGGTACCCTTGTCAGCACAAGGCCTCCGTGCCCGATCACCCCTGCGTATTTGCCGTCCGGTACTACGGGAAAATCTTCTTCTGGATATTCATCTGCTCGAACTAATTCGTAACCAGATCTTAAACGACCTTGTACGTTTTTAGTATCGACAAATCCGAGAATCTCTACCCTGACCCATCTGTGTCTGTAGCCGTTTGGCGCGTTGGGCGTATCTAAGTACGATGGTGGAGTCCAAACTTTTGGTCTCTCTTTTGGAGCTACCGTTTTTGCTTGTGCTTCTACTTTCGTAGAATCACTTTTTCTAGCTTGACTCGCACGAGTTGGTTGTTTCTTTTCTTCCATATGCCTATACCTCCTTCGTGTTCATAAGTTGTTTCGCATATTCTTCTAGTGGCACTCCTAATTTTTTAGCAATTGCTACTTGTGAGGAAGTGAGTCTCACAGATTTACGACTAGTCTTTGGACTACGCGTTGCAGAGGCAACGGTTTGTGTAGGTTTACTAGTTTGTTTAACCTCAGGTTTATCAAATTTATGCGGAAATTCAAGTCTTATTCTTTTATCAATTTCTGCATAATATTCTTCAGACCTAGGGTCAATTCCTTCTTCTTCAGTAAGTTTTCTGTGTAAATCGAACGCAGTATACGTCATTGCACTATCCTTACCGAACCAATCATTGTTTTCAGCCCAAGCCTCTGCCCTTGGATCAGGGGGAGTTTGAACTTGTTGTTGTGGTTGTTGATATAATTGTGGGTTTTGAACAACTTGTTCTTTAGCCGCTGTTTCTTGCATTTGTTGTGCAGTTTTTAATTCAGCTAATTTACCTTGTTCATAACCTAATTGAGAGATAGAAGTTAATGCTTCTGTCTCAGCTTTAGGGTCATCATTTTGTCTTGCTGCTCTTAATTTCTCTTGAGCCGCTGCCAAAGAAGAAGTAATTCTTCCTTCCATTTCTGAAACATAATTTTTATCTAAAGAATCTGCTGTAGATTTAAATCTGTCTCTTTCCCTTTTAACACTTTCAGCAAAACGCAAAGCTTCTTCTTTTTGCCTTTCGGCTTCACGCATTCTTTTTGTTAATTTAGCTATTCGCTTCTTAACACCTTCAGAATACTCTTCAATCTGCTTACTGTTGTCTTCTTGTTTATCACCTTCTTGAACAGTAGATTGCTCCACAGGTTTCTCAGATGAGTCATCGGCGCTACCACCGTCTTTAAGTTCTTTTGTATCATTACTTGTGTCCTCCGTAGATTGTTCTACAATCTCTTCTGTTTGTTCTTCTGGCAGTTCTATTTCCGCACCCGGACCAGATGTGTCAATATCAACTGTTTTGTTTTCTTCTTGCATAGTATCTCCTATGATTGTTAAAATTCGTGGTATATACTTTCAGGACTATCCACGGTTGCTAAAACTTCATCATCATTGAGAAGTCTTATCTCGCCCCCATCTATTTTAATTCGTGATCCCGCATATCTTGCAAAGATAATCCAATCACCTTTCTTACACCAAGGACCTTCTGGGTATCTTTCTTTATCATAGCAGTGTGGGCCCATATCTAAAACTAAACCACAAGTCGATGCTACTTGTGATCGTTCAACTGTTGTATCTGCTAATAATATTCCGCCTTTAGTTTTTTCTTTTTGTTTAAAAGGTAAAACTAAAATTCTCCAACCTGTAGGTTTAGGTAATTTTTCTTTTTCTAAATCTTTTTCTTCTTTTTTAACACCAACAAGTTCTTTATTTGGTAGAACTATCTTTGGATTTGATGCTGATGATTGTTCCGTTTTCGTCATTTTGCTCCTTTTGTTTTAGCAGGCTAGATATCTCCTGTAATAAGTACTGATAGGTACGTATCTGACCTAACATATACTGGTATTTTTCCATATTGTCAACACCACCAGAAATCATGGCAGTGACAACATCGTCATGTCTTAATTTAATTACTCTTCTTATTTTTTCTACGAATTCCATTCTTTTTACCTTTCATTGTTAATTTAGACTCTATATACTCGAAAAAACTATCAATTGCACCTAATATTTTATACATGAAATTATCAAACATTAGCAATTCCACTTTCTAAGTGACTTATTAATTCTTGAATTTGGGTCTCTTGCTGTTTTAGCTGAAGTTAATCTTTTTTTCATTCCAGTCATTCTAGCACAAAAACTTTTTCTACGATTCGCAGCTTTAGATCCTGCTTTTAATTTTGATGGTTTAGTTGTAACTGCAGTTTTTAATTTAGAACCAGGATTTGCTCTTCTGTAAGATGCAACTCCTTTTTTATTTAATCCACCTGAAGCGGACTTACCTTCTTTTCTTTGCCATGCTGGTGTCTTTGCCATTATTTTTTCCTCGTAAATGTTTTAACATTTTTAGGTTTAGGTCCAGTATTACCTGCAGCTCTTTTTCGTCTGACAGCACTCGCCTTTTGCGAGCTTGTCATTCGTGTGGCTTTTGCAAGTGGGACGCACTTTGGATATTTTCTTTTGCTCCCCTTCGATCGACCGCAAGGTTGATATTTGCCGTTCTTCTTCGGCGCTCCGATGTCCACCCATTTCTCGGATACCCATTTACGTAATCCTCCTTGAGCCATTATTTTTTCTTTTTCTTTTTTCCACCTGGTTTTATTTTACCAGAACATACAGCTGATCCGTACATATTTGCATATGCAGATGGATACACTTTAAATTTTCTTTTAGCTGCTGCTTTTCCTTTTGCACAAAGTTTAGCCATTATTGACAAGATAAGCATTCATCAGAATCTGAATCTAATGCTGCTAACGCCTCCTCTTTGCATTGCTTGCTACAAAAATTATCAAACTCATCTTTTGAATCAAATGCTTCTTTACATTGTTGGCACTGCTTTCTCATTACTTAGCTCTTCCACCATTCTTCATGTAACCCATTTTGTTTCTAATTTTTGTAGGTAATTTTTTTAAACCTTTTTGAGATGGTTTTACTTTTTTTAAAGCTTTACCACCTTTTTTCATCATAGGTCTTTTCATCATCATTGTTCCTGGCAT